TTTAGTTTTATATTTGGGAAGAGAGTGGTTAGTACAGAGACTTGTTAATGAGGATAATGCATCTGTATCGTCAAGTTACGACGATTGGATCAATTGGTTTGGTCTTGGAAATGGCGGAACTGATGGAATAGATTATCTTACTGCTATCTCACCAACTGATAGTGATTTAGGTCTTAGTTCTGAGGTTCCGATTCATGCATCTGATGTAGCTTGTGCAGATTACCGTTCTTCATGGTATTGGAAACATCCAATAGATAGTATTTCGTATCAACAAGATGGTGCTAATAATAATAAATATTTAATAAAAAAAATTACTATTACCATAGGTACTGATGATGCCAATGATACTACAACTGATAATAATTATTTAAATGAAGCAGCCCTATTTTGTTCTGATAGTGCTTCTTCTCATAATGGTGCTCAACATGTATTTAGTCGAGTGACGTTTCCAACTATAGTTAAAGATACTTTTAGAGAACTTATTTTTGAATGGTATATCTATGTCTAGGAGATAGTTAAATGGAAAAGATTTTAGTAAAAGTACAAGATAATATAAGAGATAGTATTAAAGATGATTTTACTATGGGAAATAAAAGTGAAGTAAGGAAACCTGAAGGTTATGTTGAAATTTATGATGTAGATTCAAATGGAAATAAAAAATTACTTGGAAAACACAATTTAGTAGTATATCTTGGAAGAGAGTGGATTGCACAAAGATTATCTACTACAGATAATGCTAGTGTTTCATCTGATCCAACTGATTATATTAGTTGGCTTGGGATTGGAGTAGGTGGAACTGGAGTTGATCCATTAATTCCAACATCTCCAGTTGATGCAGATTTAGATTTAGATACTGAAGTACCGATCCATGCTACTGATCCTACATGCGCTGATTTTAGACTCGGAGCTTATTATAAACATCCATTTGATCAAATAACATTCGAACAAGATCCATCTAATGGAAATAGTTATGTGATAATTAAAATTCAAACTACATTAGGTACTGATGATGCAAATAATTCAAGTCCTAACAATAATATAAGTGAAGCAGGACTTTTTGTATCTCAAAGCAATGTGAGTCATAATGGTTCACAATATCTGTTTAGTAGAGTTACATTTCCAACAATTATTAAAGACGCAACAAGACAGATTATGTTTATATGGTACCTATATCTTTAAAATTACCAAAAATTAGAGTTTATACGAAAGGATAGTCGCTTAATAGAGTTTTATAATTTAAAAAAATAATTAGGAGGAAAATGATATGGCGACACCTATATCACCAGGAGTTTATTCAAAAATAACAGACCTTTCTTCATATGTTCAAGCCGTACCAGGAACTATAAGTTTTCTATGTAGTTTAGTTAAAAAAGGCGAAGATAATGTGTTGAAATTTTATGGTTCTCGTTCTGAGTATGTAGCAGAATGTGGAGAACCAAATATTAACGAGTATGGAAAGAATTATGGTCAAGGACCTTATTTAAGTTATAATGCGTTAGGAGAAGCAGGCTCATTTTATCATATGAGATGTATGCCTGATGATGCAGCTTTTTCTAATATGAGAATTATTGCTACTCAAGATACTACAGATGCTAGTGCTGTAATATCAGTAACTTTTATTGATAGTGCTGATGCTAATTCACATAATGAACTTATTAGTAAATTAGCTGTAAGTGGTATTGTTAGTCCTATTTGTATTCTAAGAGCTATTGGTAGAGGAGAACATTATAATGGACTTGGAATAAGATTCACACCTCATGCTAATCCTCTTCTACTAGATACTTTTGTTATGGACATTTATGAAAAACAATCAGATGGTTCAGAAGTTATAATTGAATCATTCGATGTTTCTTTTGAACCAAGAGCAGTTGACTCTGCTGGCGATTCATTATGGATTGTAAGCGTTCTTGAAAATTTCTCTTCTGTATTGAGAGCTCATATGGAACTAGCAAGTGAAGCAATGTCACCAGGTTATGAACTAGTTTCAAAAATCTATGATAAAGAAATAGGCGAAACAACTATGGTTAATCCAGCTCTTTCAGGAGTTGCTGAATTAACTGATAATAAACAAGACTTCTCTGATTGGGAAACTGCTGCAGCAACTTATGAATACTGTATTGAATTAGTTGACCAGAGAGGAAATAAATTATATGGATGGTTAGGAGCTGCAAGCGGAACTGATAATGAAACTATAGCTATTTTTAATGAAAGAACTTCTACTCAATCTCCTACTCAAGATTGGAATGACATATCTGAGAACGATACTGTAATTGCAACATTTGATTATTCAAATGAACTAACTTATCGTATTAAGAAATCATTTACAAGTATAGCTTCAGCATTTGCATCTTCTACACCTGTTCCATTAAAGAAAGGTAGCGATGGTGCTTTACTTCAAGCAGATGGTTCTTTAGATACTACTGTTGCTACTACTACACTTCAAAATGGATATAATGGAAGTTTAAATAGTCCTGTTGATGGTTCTTCACAAGTTGATGATGTTCTTGATAGTGAAAATGTATATTTCTCACTTGTATTCGATGCTGGATATCCATCAGATGTTAAAACTGCTATAAGTACTTTAGTTCAAACTAGACGTGATTGTTTAGCTATTTGTGATAATGGCGATAACTCAAGTTATTCAGCTTCTATAACAAAAAGAACTAATACTCATACTTTCAATACTTATCTTGTATCACTATTTGAAGAGTTTAATAAAATTAGAGATCCATTTACTGGACAAGATATCTGGGTTTCTCCTACTTATCATATGTCTTATCTAATTCCTAGAAATGATAATGTTGGCGAAATTTGGACTGCAGCTGCAGGTTTTAATAGAGCTTCTATTGATACTATTAAAGAACTTAGATTCAATCCAAGTCTTGGTCAAAGAGATCAGATGTATCTAAAACAATTGAATCCTATAGTTAAATTCAATCCAGGATATACTGTATGGGGTCAATTAACTTCTCAAGCAAAAGCAAGTGCACTACAAGACATTAACATTACCAGATTAGTTCTATATGTTAAGCGAGCTCTTGAAGAGTTTTGTAGATACTTTATCTTTGAACTTAATGATTCAATGACTTGGGATGCAGTATCCCAAGATATTAATGAGTTCTTAGAAGATATCAAAAAGAGACGTGGTCTTTATAGTTTTAACATTGATGTTGGTGCTACAGAATACGAACTTAAAAGAAAGACATTTCATGTTAATGTTACTTTAGAACCTACAAGAGTTGTAGAAAAGATAGAACTTAATTTCTTCATTGAGTAATATATAAACAAAAAAAATCATGGAGCACTAAACCTGCTTCATGATTTTTTTCGTCGTACCGATGGGCGCCTCGGGTATTTGCTGGAGCATATATCCGGTCATAGACCATAAATATCGTCCGGGATTGTTCCCGAGAATATCGATGGTACCGGGATCGCCGCAGAGCAATGGATAATTGCCGCAGGGCAAGGACTCCACCCGACATTAAGGTTTAGATAATAGGAGATAGGGATCATGCCTAAAATCTCTCACCGGTATTATTGGGCGCCCAAAATTGTATTTTCACTAATTAATATATTTAGTAAAATAATTTCAAACTAAAATATACTTATCTAGAATCCATAAGTTTTTAGAACATATAAATGATTTAATCAAGTCTTACTGGAAACTATTTAATTAAAAGAAAGGAGAAAAATTATGCTACCAGAATATGACGGTGCAATCAACTCATTAAAAGAAACATTTGAAATTTTTAATGAAGTAGCAACTGCAGGAAGAGAAGGTCGTGGATGTAAAACTAATGCTCTGAAAGCGAGAAAACTTAGTATGAAAATCACTGAGGATTTAAAAGACTTTAGAAAGCTTTCTATCGCTAACGACAGATCTTAATAAAAAACTACTCAAGCTAATCTGAAAATGATTTGCTTGAGTAGTTCTCTCCCCCCCGGCATCTTTTATCCATGTAACTTACAACTCATATTCATATTTTACATTTATTGCAATTTCCCCACATGATTCGATCTTTATCATCAGGGTCTGACCTGGTACAAGACTCGGGATTATTTCTCTTGCCGTTTTAGAAGCTAAGGCAGTTCTCGCCAGAATCTTTGGAGATATATGTTTCGTACTTTTCCCCTTGGTGTCTCCAGACGGTTTGGCCTTCTTGGCAGACTTACTATCCGATTTTAATGCACCAGCAGCAGATTTTGTCTTTTTATCAGGTGGTTTAGAAGTATACCGTCCTGATAAGTTTTGTACTTCATTTTGAAGACAATTTAGTCTCTCCTGTGAAAACTCTCCAACTTCCTGAGATAAAGCAAATACTACTCGTGTGCTGCCATCTTTTTTAAAGTCTTCCGGTATTTCATCTTTTGAAAGTCTTTTAACCATATCATACAATATAAGTCTACTACATACGGTTGAAAAAGCATTCCTGATTTTCTTTTCTCTTACAGCTCTGTTACCGGGAATTTTTGTTTTGGGAAATGTTTTATTAAAAATAGGCATGAAACTTTTACCTGAAACTAAATTCCCCGACAAGCTATGCAAACATGATGATACCTGAAAAACTAGTGCTGCATCTTCTGCATTTTTTGGTTCAAACTCCATAATCTTTACCTTTTCTTTATACTCTTGGTAATCCATACTTTCCCCTTTTCCGTTATGTTTAAAAAACCTTCTTGCTCTCTCTGGATCTTTCATTTGAAAATCCAGTCTTTCTTGTGCTGTGTAAGTCCTTACTGGTCCAGATCTCTCTTTGCTTGTATTATGATTCTTATAAATTTTTCCTGGTCCTCTGCCAAACCCTTTAATTCTTATCTTTTCGCTAACTTCCATCTTAAAGTTTGCATCAGAGACTTTACTTTCTCCAGCAATTATATCTTGAATATTTTCATCCGTAAATAAAGTAGCGCCTCCAAATTCTTCTTTTGGTTTTTTATTCTGATTTTTTTTCTCTTCACTTTTTTTTTTGTATTCTGCTATCTCCTCTTTAAGATTTCTTGGACTAGTTGTCTGCATTAGTTATCTCCTATATGATTTTTCCTATCCTTATATTTTAAATTAACAAATCTCTCATCTCATTAATTAATATATATAGTGATTTTAATTAAAACTGGGAGTTCCTACTTATTAAAATCTTTAGAACAAAATAATAAATAATCAATCTATAAGGAATAGTTGGTTAAAAAAATGAAAATAGTAGATAAATATTTAAAAAAGTTAAATAAATCAGATGAGTCTATTTTTCCAATGGATAGTCTTCATACGGGAAAACCAGCTCAGATTTATACGAAAGACAAAGAAAATCAAAAAAGTAGAAAAAAGAGTGGAATAGAATTTATAACAAGTGAGATAAAAAGAAAAATGAAATCATCGAAACACCACTTAAAGATAAACCATAAGGAGGTTTAAGATGAAATATTCATTCGCTGAACTAGGCAATAATATAATAACAAGAAAGTTTGGTGGTACACAAGTTGGAGTTGCAGATCCATACGTAACTGGTTACCATTTTATTTGGTTTGCTAAATTACCTAGCAAACTTGCTCCAGATTATATGCAAAATAGTGGTATTGCTAATTCTGGTGAAGCTGCTACAATTCTGGCTGCTTCGTGTTTATCTGTAACACCACCAGGCGGAACACTTAATAAAATTGAATACACAGGACTAGGCGGAGTAAAGTGGGCAGTTCCTGGAAATATAGATTATGGGAATACAGTTTCAATTAAATTCTTAGAATTTAACAAACTACCTATTTTAGATATTATGCATGGCTGGGTTAAATTAATAAGAGATTATAGAACAGGTATTACTGATTTAGTTGACGGTGTAAATGGAGATGGTTATACTAAAAAGGAATACTCAGGTCTAATGTATTATTGGACTACAGCACCAGATGCTAAAACTGTTGAATACTATGCTTGTTACGATGGTATGTTCCCAGCAAAAGATCCACAAGACTTATTTACAAGTGATGTAGAAACAGTTGGAAGACTTGATCTTGAAATTGAATTTAACGTAGATTATGCATGGCATGAACCTTGGGTTAAACAAAAATGTCAAGATTATTCTGATGGTCTATTCGCATCATCACTTAAGAATGTTCAAGAGTATCAACCAAAATAATACGAAGGAGAATTAGTAAAATGAAAAAGACAGATCTTCAAATATATATTGGAGAAAAGATAATACATTCAAAACTCTCTAAAGAAGCTAAGTTACAGCTTTTAACTTACGTACAACATGAAGCTGATATACATCAATTAATGGCATTAAAATTAGACGGCAAAATTATAAAAATCGAAGATGACTCAACCAGACAAATTATTGAAGCAAGATTTAATAATTTATGTGAAGGTCCCACAGGTTTGCTTATTGCTACTGGTGTTGCAGCTGCTGCAGTAGTAGCAAACGCAATACGAAGAGCTAGGAAAAGACATAGACTTTGTACAGAAACTTGTAGTAATAAACCAGATCATCTTAAAAAAGAATGTTTGAAAGGTTGTAAAGCTACTTATAATAGTAAAATGAAAGCTGCTAGAAAAGCTGGAGCTGCTGCTGGTAAAAAAGCTAAACAGCAATCTAGTAATGAATCTATTAATGAAATTACTGGTACTACTGTAGCTTTAGTTGGTATGGGAGCTATTTATCTTAAAGCAATAATTAAAAAAGCTAAGATAATGCATGCTGATTGTAAAAAACACTGCGGTACAAAATCTGGTGTAGAAGGCGAAGCATGTAAACAAAAATGTATGCACTCATATCAAGATAAAATAGATATAGCTAAAAAAAGAGCTAAAGCTGCTCAAGCAAAAGAAAGAGTTAAAGCATTATCTAAATAAAATAAAAATGGAGAATAATAAAATGAAAAAGACAGATCTTCAAATATTTCTTGGAGAAAGAATAACGTTATCTAAACTCTCTAAGGAAGCTAAAATACAATTACTTAATTTTGTTCAACATGAAGCTGATATGCATCAGTTAATGGCATTAGCTCTTGATGGTAAAATAATAGCTATTAAGGATGATGCAACTAGACAAATTATTGAATCTAGATTTAATACAGTTAGTAATCTTACTGAGGTAATAGTAAATCCTATATCTATTGCTAAGAGAATGACTTTATGTATTCGTGAATGTAAAAAATCTAATAACCCACAAGTATGCTATGCTAAATGTAAAGCATCTTATCAAGGAAAAATGAAAGCAGCTAAAATAGCTGGAAAATTAGCTGGTAAAAAAGCGATTAAAAAAGCTAGGGGTAAATAGGAGAATTAGTAAAATGAAAAAGACAGAACTTCAAATATTTCTTGGAGAAAGAATAACAAAATCAAAGCTTCCAAAAGAAGCTAAATTACAGATCCTTAATTATGTACAAAATGAAGCTGATATACATCAATTAATGCTATTAGCTCTTGATGGTAAAATTACTGCTATTAATAATGATGATACTAAAAAGATTATAGAAGATAGATTCAATGCTTCTAAACTTAGTGAAGTTGGTGTTATGGCAGCAACAGCAGGATTTGTTGCTGGATCTATAATTGTTAAAAAAATAAAGTTCCTTAGAAGACGATTTTTAGCTTGTAAAGTAACTTGTTCAAATACTAGAGGTGTAGTTAAACAAGAATGTTTAGAAAAATGTAAAACTTCATTCAAAGCTAAAATGAAAGCAGCAAGAATGGCTGGTAAAAAAGATAAATAGATTAACTAGAAGACTTATGTCTTCTTAAAACAAAATAACGAAAATAACTTAGTAAAACGTGAAGGAAAGGAGTTAGATCATGGCATTTAAAGGATTCAACGTATCGTATCCAGAGTATGAGGTTATTACACCACAAACTCATTCATCTTATAGTATTAGAACACTAAATGTATCAGATGAAGAAAAACTAAAAGGGAGTCTAATGACTCCAATGAAAGTAATTGATCACTTAAATAGATGTATCTTTGAATTAATTACTAAGAAACCTAAATCTATTGATAGTTATGAGACATTTTTAAAGTCAACAACTATAAAAGATAGAGAAGCATTATTATATGGAGTTTATCATATTTCATATGGTGATATAAGAGATTATGATGTTGAATGTAGTGCTTGTAAAAAGACATATCCTGTTACAATCAAAGCTTCTGACACATTTAATTTTAATAAATATCCTGGAAATGATATTCTTTCCAGGGTTGTTAAAGTTGAGTTACCTGTAACAAAAGGTGTAACTGCATATGTTAAACAACCTACACTTAGTGATGAAATGAATGCTAATACTAGTTTATCAAGAATTCCAAATGCTTCAGATGAATCAATTACAGACACATTAATTGTTGAAAAATTTGAGCAAGATATAAAAGAAAAGACTAATCCTATGGTTTATAGTGATAAAGTTGATATTCTTGATGCTTTTAGAACACTTCCATCTCTTGATAAGAGAAAAATTCATAAAGAATACATGGAAAATTTTGGTAAATATTCTATTTCTCTGAAGATGAAGTCTTTTTGTCAGTACTGTGGCAATGAGGAGGTTATGGACATCGATCTGGTGTCTGCATTTTTTACGGAGCTGCACTCAGTATAATGAAATAGATGAATTCAAAAAAGACATACAAGAGAAAATTTTCTCTTGTATGGAAATGAGTAAACAATCATATCCAGATGTTTTGACGATGCCTATTCAAAGATTTCATAGTTATGTTAAATGGAAATCAGATCTAGAAGAAGAAAAAACTAAAATTATAGAAAGTCAAATGGAGACTTAAAAATGGTTAGTACTTTAGAAGTATTTCAAAAAAGCTTAGTAGGTTCTAATAGCACAATCTCTGACTATCTTTCTACTATATCATCAAAAGGAGATTTTAAAAAGATGACTAATTTAGAAGTCATCCTTAAATCATGGAATAATATTCTTATGACTCCTGTTAGAACAGCTGATCATGATCCTGAATATGGTAGTGAATTATATAAATTTATTTTTGAACCTGCCGATAACTTTACTAAAGATAAAATCAAAGAAGAAATTCAGCATAAACTTGAAACCTATGATGATAGAGCAAGAATAACTAACATTACAGTTAGTTATTTTTCAAATGGAAAGGGATTTAGTGTTTTTGTAACTGTAAATTATAATGGTGAAGAGGGAGAGCTTACTATACCTATCAGTGAACAAAATTTTGCATCTTATATTTAGTAAGGAGAAAATTAAAAAATGTTATCATCAAAAGAAAAAAGTCTAATTGAAGTATGTTGTAAAAAAACCCTTATTGAATTTATTTCTAACAGTCCTTATCTCAGAGAAAATCTTTCATTTAGAGATCATGCAAAAATGTTAGTTTGGATTAATAACTTAACATATGAAGAATCAATTTCAGCTATTTTTAATAGTGGAACCACTCTTAGTGAAGGTGGAATAAGAGCTTTTGAAAGTAAATTCAAAAAGTTTATTAAATATGGTTTAGCTGGATTAGTTACACTTCCAAGTGTAGGTGGACCAGCATTAGGTATGATGGCATTATATCTATTTAGAAAAATTGGAGACCCTTGTGTTAGAAAATGTGCTCTTAAATTTGGTACAAAAGATACTATATGTAAAAAACAATGCTTAGTTGATGCATGTCAAAATATGTTAAACCATATAAAGAGTCAATTAAAGAAATGTAATTCAACTAAAAATCCTCCTAAATGTCATAGAAAACTTAATGGTATTTATAAAGAATGGTCAAATAAATTAGCAAAATACAATCTTCAATTAGCAAAAGCAAAAGCAACAAGACTTAAAAAAACAGGTAAAATATAATGACACTTTATGAAGATTTTTACTTTGAAAATCTAGTCAAAAATGATGATACTGATAAAATAGATATAAAAGGACCAAAATCTAATCCTCTATTTGAAAAATGGATTAAGCTTGGTCTTGCATCTGTTGTTGTTGTTATTCCTATACCTGGTTTAGTAGAACTTATTTTCTTTATATATAACACTAATAGATATAAGTGTTTTGGAAAATGTTCAAAACACAAAGGCAGACAAAAAGTTTGTCACTATAAATGTAGATATCTTGGTGCTAAGTGGACTATAGAATGGATTAAAAGTGAGTTAGAACTATGCAATATCATATGGAGTCACGAACCTAAAAAGAAAAACAAATGTAATAAAAAGATAGGTAAATTAATTCCCAGATGGGAAGCAGAAAGTCTTAAATGGAAAGCTTTATATGAAGGTTATCTAGCGATTGAAAAAGCTAAATGTGAAAAAGATAAAGAGAAGTGTAATAAACTAATATTATCTAGTATTAAAAAACAATTAAGATTTTGTAAAGAACCAAAGTGTTATAAGGTTTTAACAAAATTACAAAATAAATATACATAGGATCTGACAAATGGAAAAATTTTCATTCAAAAATAATTTGTTAGAGTTTATATTATCTAGTGAAAAAATTAAAGATTATCTAACATTTAATGAACAGCTTAAATTATATCATAAAATAAATTCTCTTGATGAAATGAATGTAATTAAAATTCTTGAAGATGTTACGCCTCCAAAAACAAATCCAATGGCTGAAAGAATTTTAAAGATTGGTTTAATAGGAGCTTCATTTGCAATTCCTTTACCTGGACTAACCTTAGCTTTAATATATTTAGTAGATGTTAATAGATTTAGATGTATGCAAAGAGTAGAAAAAAGTAATGAAGAAGATAAAATTCTTTCTATGGCTAAATGTAGATTAGATGCTGCTAAATGGGGAAGAAATTTTGTTAGAAATCAAATGACAGGTTGTGGTAGTGCAAAAGATCCAGAAAAATGTAAGAGAAAATTAGGTAGAATGTTTGAACGTCAAAATAACAAAGTTAAAAAAGAAGAGAAAAAATTTTTATGGGCAAGAACTAAATCTAGAAGAAGAGCAGATCTTAGAAAAGAAAAAGAACGTATGTCAAATACTGCCTAATATATTAATTAAAACAAAAAA